GATGAATTCATACGGAGAATTTTATGGGCAAAAGGACTCTTGAAGCGGAGATGAGTGAGCAGAAGGTCATGGCGCTTTCCGGACTTTCGGAAGAGGCGATACGTCCTATCAGGGTGGCGAGACTGGAAAAAGATGCCGACTGGTTCAGGGATGACGCCAGGATGATCCAGTACACGAAAAAGGGGCTTGCGCGGCTCCAGGAGGCGTTGGGGGGTATCAGCATAGCCCCCCGGGGTGAGATCGCCAGCCAGGACGCCAAGGAGCCATTGCCTATTGAAAAAAAGACGGCGGCGGTGATGGATGTCGTGGACTTCAGGATTGAGCGGGTATGTCCGAATCCGACCTGGATTCAGGCGCGCATGCAGAGCGGAGAGCTGGTGAATGTGCGGGTGAAGAACAACGAACGCATGGCCAGGGGAATGCTGCTGGCCGACTGTCGGCATGATGGACGGAGCTGGGTTTATGGAGGGAAGCGGGCATGATTGTCAAGCCAACCATCATCGACAATGCGAAGTACAGGGCCCTTCGATCGGCGCTGGGTCCTACAGCCATGGAGGTGCTTATTGCCCTGTGGGGTCATGTCGAGAACGCTTCCGGGTCCAATCCGGACAACATTTTAGACGATGCGGAAGAGATAGCGCATATCTGCCGTTACAGGGGCAATGCCAAGAGGCTGAAAGATGCCCTGCTTTTCAAGCCAGACGGGTGTGACTCTGGAGTGCTTTGCAAGACCAAGACCGCAGGAATCCTCAATGTTCACGGGTGGATGGATCAAAACGCCGCCATGGTACAGAGGCGGAATGCAGGAAAAAAAGGTGGCCGACCATGTAACCGGACGGAAACCGGAGGGGGTGGCTCCGGTTATGGCTCCGGTTATGGCTCCGGTTTAAACGGGGAGAAAGCGGAGCGAAACCGAAGGGAAGGGAAGGGAGGAGAAGGGAACAATCCCCCAAACCCCCTTGTGTGGGAGTGGGTGAGGGAATTCCTGGTGGAGCTTCAGAAGACGGAGAAATTTCCAGCGTTGACGATCGAGGTGTTGCTGGATGTGGTCAGAGGGTATCCCAAGGCTGATCTGGTGAATTCATGGAGGGGCATTGTTCTGGAGGCCAGCGCCATGCCTGGGAATGTCGTCAGTGCTCCGGTGCCGTGGTTGCGCAAGGCGATCAGCCGGGTTGAGGTTGAGAATCTAAAAAAAATAAAGAGGCCGGTGGATTCAGTGGATGGAGAGACAAAGCCGTGGACTCCGGATGAGCGGAATGTATTGCCGCCTGGGTTTGTGCCGGCTTCGTTGCGGAAAAAGGAGGAAGCGTGAATTGTAACCGATGTGATCGGGATGAAGACGCCAACGACGGGCCGATGAACGGTTGCCCGGAGTGTGGCCTGTTCCTATGCGACCGATGTTACGGAGATCGCTCGTTTGAATGGTGTGCGGCGTGCCGGAAGCGGGAGACAGAAGCGAAGAAGTCCATCAACGCTGGAAATCAGGCGCGGAGCGGTAGCGGAGTCGCCCTGAATGCGGTTGTTGGTGGTTCCGGTTTGGAGGTGGACTATGTGTGAGATGCCGAGTTGCTACGGACACGAGGAACGCAAGGCGCGCAAGGCGCACAGGTGCTGTGAGTGTCACGGCACGATTCAGCCGGGTGAGAAGTACCACTTCCATCACGGCGTATGGGATGGTGAGGCGCAGGACTACAAGGTCTGCGCCGACTGCGAGGCGCTGCGGGCCGAGTGCGACCGTGATGCGCGGTATGACGAATGCACTCCGTTCGAGGGGCTGCACGACTCGGTAGAGGGGATCGGCGAGCCGGGGCTTCTGGTGCGGTTCGCGGAGATCAAGCGGCGGCGCGGGGCGACCGTGTCGCAGTGGATGGCAACGCGAGTTGATACCGCCAACGCCGAACGGGAGGGCTGTAACGTGCAAGCGATGGTTCTGCCTCCGATTCTTGATCCGTGCTGCGGCTCGAGGATGTGGTGGTTTGACCACGCCGACTCACGGGTGCTGTTCGGGGACCGCCGCCGCGAGACGCTGACGGTCAAGGACACGTCGCACGGCCGGGCTGATGGCCGGCGCGTGTTGAGGATCGAGCCCGACGTTGACTTGGACTTCCGGGCGATGCCGTTCCACGACGACACCTTCCACCTGGTCGCGTTCGACCCTCCGCACCTTGTTCGGGCCGGGGCACAAAGCTGGATGGCGGCGAAGTACGGCAAACTCGGGCCTGACTGGCGCGAGGATCTGCGGGCCGGGTTCGCGGAGTGCTTCCGCGTGCTGAGGCCTCACGGCGTGCTCGTGTTCAAATGGAACGAAACGCAGGTGAAGGTGCGCGAGGTGCTGGCCCTGACGCCGGAGCCCCCACTGTTCGGAAACACCAGCGGCCGCAAGAGCGGCACGCACTGGATCGTATTCATGAAGCAGAACGCTCCGAATTAGGCTCGGAGCGAAGCGAAGTAGCCTGCATTCGGTTGTTGGCGGGTGCCATCAACCGGGATTGAAAACAGAACAACGGAGGTTGAAGAATGAAACCGATTGAGTTCCCGGAACAGAACTGTGTGTACGCAAAGGATCAGCCGGAGTACCTGCCGCTGCCGGTTCACAAGACGGATGACGGCATGGTGATTTCGTGCTGGGCGTTGACGTGGCGCGAGCGGCTGCGCGTCCTGCTGACCGGCAAGATGTGGTGGAGCGTGCTGACGTTCAATCACCCGTTGCAGCCGCAACTGCCAAGCGTGGACAGGCCATTCACGGATGCCGCCAACGCGACGGTGAAGGGCGGCGAAGCCGTACCGTCGAACGGCGTGGTTGGAGAGCAGTCATGAAGTACGAGGTTCGCAAGTGGAAGAACGGCTGGGGCATCTGGCGCGTGTGGCGCTTCTTCGCGTGGCGCTGCCGCGACGTGGGGCCGTTTGGATGGGACATGCCGTGGACCGTCGAGAGTCTCGCGCATGACAGGTGCGCCAGTCTCTCCAACAAAGCATTATGCGAAAAGGATCCGTTTCAATGAGCATACGGTTTCCGAAACATTGCAAGACCAAGGCCGAGAAATCGGCGCATGCCAGCATGGTGGCCATGAAACGATGGGATAAGGTCCATGCCGCCAGCGAGGAACCCATTAGGACTGCGAAAGTGCTTGTGCGGTTGACCGTGCAGCGCGTCGGGCTGGATCCCCATGCCATTCCGCTATCCATCGTTTTCGATGGCGGACACAAGCGGAAAGTTGTGATCGAAGGGAATCAGGAATGGGCCCGGCACTACGGGCGCAAGGCCCTGGTGAAATGGTTTAACGCGATTTTGAAAAGCGCGGGAGTGTGAATATGGAACGAATAGCACCATTTGCGGAAGAAGCGGAGCTGGCGGTTCTTGGAAGTGTTTTGCTGGAGGGCACGGCAATCATGGACCTGTGCCGGCATGCCCAGTTGCGCGCAAACTCGTTCTATGCTCCAGCCAACCGATTGATCTATGCGGTGATGGAAGATCTCTACAAAGCCGGGCGCGGGATTGATTTGGTGACTGTCACCGACCGCCTGAAGGACATGGGCGATATTGACAAGATCGGCGGGGCCCTGGCCTTAAACCGGCTGTGCGACCAGACGCCGGTGGCGGCGCATGCCGGATTCTATATCGGGATTGTGCGCGATAAGGCGATATTGCGCGGAGTGATCGAGCGGGCGCGGGAGATCGAATCGGAAGCATACGACGCCGAGGCGAAAGCAGAAACAGTACTGGCCATGGCGCCAGGGAAGTTCGACAAGATCATGGAGGATGTGGTCAAGGAACCATCCAACGCGGAGATCATGGATGGCCTGATTGAGAAATGGGAAATAGCGGCGAATGGCGGGCCCAAGGCGATCGGGATCAAGACGCCGTGGGAAAAGCTGAATGACATCATGATGGGGATCGAGGTCGGCATGACCATTGTGGCCGGGCGCCCGAGCGCCGGGAAGACGACGATGGAGGATGCAATGGCCCAGGCCGCGGCGGTGAGCGGGATCCCGGTGTACCGAGTGACCATGGATAGTACGCATGAAAGCCTGCTGGCGCGCGCGATTTGCCGGAATAGCGGGGTAAGCCTGGCCAAACTGAAATTCGGGTTTGCCGGCCGCAGCAAGAGCAACATGGAGGAAGTGCGGGCGGCGCGGGACTTCCTGGCCGACTTGCCGATCCATATTGACACGCGCAGCACGGACATTGCGCAGATCCGCAGCGAGGCGCGCCGCATGAAGATGAAATACGGGGTCGGCCTGGTGACGGTGGATTACATCCAGCTCGTGCGGGCCGCGGAGATGGGGCGCAGCGAATGGGACAACGTGGCGCGCGTGACGTATGTGAGCCGGGAACTGAAGGCGCTGGGGATCGAGCTGGACATTCCGGTGATTGTCCTGAGCCAGTTGAGCCGCCAGGCGGAGCAGGAGAACCGTGAGCCCAAACTGAGCGACCTGCGGGATTCCGGAGCGATCGAGCAGGACGCGAACAAGGTGATTTTCGTTTATGTGGACGCCAAGAAGCGCAAGCAGATGGACGAGACGGAGATGGGCGCAACAAAGCATAAACGCCCGGTGTGGTTTAACCTGAAGAAACACAAGGATGGGGAAATCGGCTGCATACCGATGTGGATGTATCCGCCGTATTTCAGCTTCGACCAGGCGCAGATCAGTGGGGACGGGACGGCTTTTGTGGATGATGACCTGCCGAGCTCGAGAAACGCGGAGAAGCAGGACTGGCACGAGAAGCCGGCATTCGCCCCCAAGAACGAGGGGGAGACGAAGCCGAGATTCCCGTTTGAGCGTCAGGAGGAAATGCTGGGCACGGAGGAGGGGGATGGGAACTGACACACAGTGGGCGCTGTTCTGGAGATCCAGCCTGGGGCCCGGCGCGATGCGGGCCGAGAAACTGGAGGACGTTTTGCGCTGGAACAGCCAGGCGGCGATAAGCGGGGAGGGTGAAACGCTGATTGTGTGTGGAGTGCATGAAAGCCTGGAAGAGGCGCTGGAGTACCGGAGATATTTGAAGGGACTGAGGAAGGAACGCAAACATGACCAAGAGGGCCAGGACGGTGGTGAGGTGCCAGGGGTGCGGTCTGAAATACAGGACGAAACGGCACAGGAGTAGTTGCCCGGTGTGCGGGACGAAAAACTGATGGACAGGCGAAAACAGGTGGCCATGGACCGGGCCCGCGGCAGGCGGGCGCGGTTGACTATGAAACGGATGAAACAGGCCCGGGGATGTTCCCCGTGGAACAAAAGGAGCGAAGCATGATTATTGGAATCAGCGGCAGAAAGGGATCAGGGAAAAGCACGGTGGCAGGGTATTTGCAAGACCGGATTGAGGGAGCAGTCAGGATCTCGTTTGCGGATACATTGAAGCTGATTGCGCAGGAGGCTTTCGGGGCCCTGCCGGAACAGGTGTACGGGCTGAGGAAGAATGACAGGATCGCGGTCTGCGGACTTGTGGCGCGGGATGTGATGCAGAAGGTTGGCCAGGGGATGAGGGAGATCTGGCCGGATTGCTGGGTATTCGCCTGGGAGCGCAAGGTGGTGGAGCATTGGGCGATGAACGGGACGGGCCCGGTGATCGTGGATGATGTGCGCTATCCCAATGAGGCGAAACGGATCAAGGAAATGGGAGGGATCCTGATCCGGCTTGACCGGGCGCCGTATGAGGATGCCCATGTGAGCGAGACGGCGCTGGACGACTGGAAGGAATGGGATTGCGTGGCCTCTGAAGGATTGAACGCCGAAGAGGCCGGGCGCCTGGTGTACGACGCTGTAATCAATGCGGGGATCGTGTGAAGCGCGTGATTGCCTGCGGGGTTTGCGGGGCCAGGGTGATTGCCAGATCGGGCAACACGAGATTCTGCAGAAAATGCGTGACAAGGCCAAGGATCAAAAGGAGAAAAGAACATGAAGTGGAAGCGTGAGAGGGTGGTTGTGGAGTTGCGGCAAAAGCGGATGACGGACGAGGAACTGCTGGCCCTGTTTGCCGGCGGTCCGGAGCAGGCGGCGGTGCAGGGGGTTCTGGAGATCCTGGCGCGGCTGGAAGCGGCGATCCTGGAAAACGGGATCGGTGAGCGCGACAAGGAAGAGCGGGCGGCGCTGATGCGGGACGTGGGGACGGTGCGCGAAGTGCGGACCCAGGTGATGAGTTTTACGGTGGAGGGGTTGCGGAGGAAGCAGGGGAAATGAACCGCTGCCGACATCAACAACCCTGGTATGTGCAAGAGGGCTGCGTCTGGTGTCCGGACTGCGGGGCGTTGCTGTTGTCGGGCGGGAAATGGTATCTGCCGCGAACAGCAAAAGGCGTCAGGCCGAAACTGCTGATGCAAGCGAAGAAAGCGAAGGGTAAATGACGAAGAGGCCCAAGGTGCATCCGGTTTTGCGACTGCCGCCTGCGTTGCCTGGTCAGTATGAGGCATGGGTGAAGCTGCTGGAGTTACGCCAGAAGAAGATCGAGGCGGAAGAAAGCGACCCGATGAATTACGGGTACGAGCCGCCATCGTGGAAACTGGCGGATGCACTTTTCGGGATGCCGTGGATGGAGACAGAAGAGACCACGGACAACAGACTACAGACTACAGACAGGAAAACGCAGGGGCAGAGAATCCGGGATGAGCTGGGGATTCGACGGCCGTGGAGCATTCTGCTGATCATGGGGGCGAACCGGTCCAGCAAGAGCCAGTATGCGGCGCGGACGGTGATGAAGCTGATCCGGTGGAAGAGCGGGGCGCGGGCATGGTGCTTCCATGAGAACGAGCGCAACAGCATTGATTACCAGCAACTCTATGTCCACCACTACTTCCCGCCGGAATGGAAGGTGAAGGCGGTGAAGACGCACAAGGCATTCATGAGCTTCAGCCGTCAGAACGGATTCCCGGACCGGAATTTCGTGTTGCCGAATGATTCGAGTTGCAACTTCCGGACCTATGAGCAGGACATCAGGAAATCGGAAGGCGGCGAGTGCGACATTGTATGGTGCGATGAGTTGGTTCCGGTGGACCTGGTAAACGTGCTCAAGTCGCGTATTGCCACGCGGGCGGGATGGATGGTGATCACGTTCACGCCGGTTGAGGGCTACAGCGGGACGGTGAAGAAGTTCCTGGACGGAGCGCGGATGATCCGGGATGCGACGGCGTACCTGTTGCCGGCGGGCGGCGGGGAGATGGACCTGGCGCGGGCGCTGGGCGTGAGCGTGGAGCATGCGGCGGAGCTGAAGGCGTGGGCGGAGAAGCGCGGGGAGCCGGTGGACGTGTGGAGCGTTCCCGAGAAGCTGGAAGAGATCATCGAGAAGGGGCACGGCGCCAGGGAGCCATTCGAGCGGGTCCCGCGGATCGCGCAGTGTGTGGAGGAAGGGGAGGGAGTGTTGTGGTTCCATGGCCGGGACAACCCGTATGGCAATCCGGCGCAACTGGTGGAGCTCTACCGCAAGAGCGGTCCGGACAAGGTGAAGGAGCGCTGCTACGGGGTGGCCCTGAAGGCGATGGAGGCGCGGTTCCCGAAGTTCAGGGAAGACGTGCATGTGATCGAGCCGGCGGCGGTGCCGAAGGAGGGGACGGTGTACTTCTTCATGGATCCGGCCGGGAGCCGGAATCCGTTCATGAAGTGGTTCCTGCGGACGCGGGAGAAGACGTACCTGTACCGGGAATGGCCGGGATCGTATGGGATCCCCGGGGCGCCGGTATATGAGGCGGGGCCGGGGCCGGGGCCCTGGGCGGTGCCGGATGGCAAGCATCCGGACGGGGCGCGCGGGCCGGCGCAGAAGCCGTTCGGGTTCGGGTTGCTGAGGTTGAAGATGGAGATTGCGCGCCTGGAGGAATGGGCGGACTGGCTGCAGGACGTGAAGGACCAGGAGAACAGCAAACCGCGCAAGCCGGTGGCCGACTGGAAGATTGAGAACGGGGCCAGGGAAAAGCCGTTCAGGCGGTTCATTGACAGCCGGGCGGCGAGCTCGCCACGGGTGGAGAATGACAGGCCGGTGACGTTGCAGGAGGACATGCTGAGGATCGGGCTGGACTTTGAGCTGACGCCGGGATTCTCGATCAATGAAGGCGTGATGCGAATCAACGACGCGCTGGACTATGACCCGGCGCGGGCGATGGACTGGATGAATAGCCCGCGGTTCTACATATCGCGGGAGTGCCAGAACACGGTTTTCTCTTACCTGACCTGGACGGGTGAGGATGGGAACAAGGGGGCATGCAAGGACCCGATAGACCTGGACTGCTACTACTGGCTGGCGGATCTGGAGTACATGGATCCGAAAGGCCAGTGGGTGACGAGCGGGCGGGCGGCGTATTGATCAACCGGAAGGAGGAAAATGAGATGGGGCCTTTGTTTCTGAAGAGTCATGCTGTGTGCGATTTATTGCAGATTTCGCGGAGTAAACTGCTGCGATTGGAGCAGGAGAAATGTCTGACGCGGGTACACTTGAGATTCAAGAAAACCCATAAGGGACGGGTTCCGGCTGACCATGGATGGTTCAAAAGGGAGGATGTGCTGAAGTTGATGGGCTAGAATCGCGTCAAATCGCGTCAAATCGCACACAGTAAAGTTGCGGATCCATAAATTGGGGCGGATGATAGGGGCGTTGGCGGGAGAACCGTCAGCGCCCTTTTCGTTGGTTGGGCGGAAAACCGATGGTGGTCACTGGGTGCCTTAACCCTGAAGGAGAATGAAGATGCCAGGCGAAGAAACGAACACGAACGCGGCGATGGATGTGATGACGGCTAGTGCCGAGCTGGGGAAGCTGGGCGAGGATCCGGCGGCTGGTGCAGCGGCCGGGGACGAACCCGCGAAGACGGATGCCGGAGCGACGGACGAGCCTGCGCCTGAGAAGGCGGAAGGCACTGAAGGAGCCGAGGCGGGCGACGACAAGCCGGTGAAGTTCACGGCGGAGCAGCAGGAAGTGTTCGACAAGCGACTGGGGAAGGAAGTGGCCAAGCGTAAGACCGCCGAGGAAAAGGCGGCGAAGCTGGAGGCCGACCTGGCGACCGCGAATGCGGCGGTGGACCAGGGGACGGTGGAGGCGGCGCGCGGACTGGCTGTGGCGCCCGAGTACCTGAAAACCGGCGAGGCGGAGATCCTGAAGAAGGATGAGCAGTTGACGGCGTTCGAGGACTGGGCGGCGGAGAATGCCGAAGGGTACGAGGACGGGAAGGTGACGTACACGGCGGCGCAGATCAGGAAGCGGCTGCAGGAAGTGCAACGGGAGCATTTCCGGGTTTCGATGCGGGCGGAGACGATCCGCGAACGCGCGCGCCAGGAGATGCTGGAAGATATCCGGGAAGGGCGGAAGGCCAGGGCGGCGAAGGCCGCGGCGGCGGAGGCGCTGAAGAACAAGGCGCCGGAGAAGTCGGCCGGGACGCCGATCGAGGCCAGGCCGGCCGCGGGTGCGGCCAGGGGCAAGCCCAGTCCGGACCAGGTATTCGAGAAGGGTGGCAAGAGCAAGCAAGCAGCGGCGGATGCCCTGGGCATGATGTAACCGGGACGCCTGCCGCACAACCAAGGAAGGATGGATTCAAATGGCTTCGATGTATGAAACCAATCAGGTAGGCAAGCGGCAGGAGATTTCCGAGAAGATTTTCAACGTGGAGAGCGACAAGACGCCGTTTCTCTCGCTCGTCAAGAAGGGACCGGTCCCGAACCAGATGCTGATGAGCTGGCAGGGCTTCGTGTTCCCGAACGCGCCGAGCACGGGCATCAAGGATGGTGTGGCGGCGACCGATCCCGCGAGCATTGCCCGCGTGTTGGTCGAAGGCTGCGCCCAGCATTTCCGGCGCCAGTGGGGTGTGACGACCCTGGCGGAACTCACGAACATTGCCGGCGTGGGCCGCAATGAGGTTGGGTTCCAGCGACTCCAGGCGATGACGCTCCTGAAGCGCATGATCGAGCAGCAGTTGCTGTCGGTTGATGACTGCGCGGTGGAGAGCGGCGAGACGCCCTGGACGACCCGCGGTGTTGGAAGCTGGATCAGCAACAGCGCCCAGTCGGTGAAGCCGGTGGACGCCACACTCCGCAACAGCGCGGCGGCGATCTATACTGGCGCCGTTGCCAGTCTGACAGAAGCGGCCTTTCGGACGATGCTCCAGGCGGCGTATGGCGAGACGAAGGAGCCGGTGAGCCTGGACGGGTTTGTGGGAGTGGACCTGAAGGCGGTGCTGGATGACTTCACCCAGCTCTATCCGACCGGGACCGGCACGAGCCAGGCCAAGGCGATCTACAACGTCGCCGGGGTGGGCGAGTACCAGAACAAGGTCGAATGGCTGCGGTTCAGCGTGGGCGATGTGCGCCTGCACCTGAATCCGTTCCTGGCGGTGACGACCAGCACGGGCGCGGCCAGCGCGTACACGCCCAAGAGCGGTTACTTCCTGAACATGGAGATGTGGGAAGTGGCGTACCTGATGAAGCCGGCGAACACGAACCTGTCTCCCGACGGGTCCGGCACCAAGGGCTTCATTGACGCTGTGCTGGGGCTGAAGTGCTTCAACCCGCGCGGCCAGATGAAGGTGTATTCGAACTCCTGACCACAAGTGGAACAACAGGACCGGGAGCTGGGCCCTACGCCATGACGGGGGCCTGGCTCTGCAAGAGCAAGCGGCTGATGACTTGAGAGAATGAAACCCGAGAAGAAAGGAGCG